GGGACAAGCTGTCTCGGGTGTTTGGCGATGAGTGAGATCATCATTGCTTTCGGGGCGCTGCTGATTAGCGCCATGTCTTTGTTCTTGGGTCAGTGGCTTGGTCGCGCCAGCGGGCGCAGAGAGGGCCGTCAGGAGGCAGAAGATGCTGCGATGCGTGACACTAGCGAACGGGTGCAAAGGGGCCGTGAGGCTGTCTCTGCTGGCCGCTCTGACGATCCTGCTGACAGGCTGCGGTCTAACGAGGGTCGCTGGCAGTGAGGGCGGGGCGGGCTGCGTCTCTTATCAGGAAGCGCGCCTGTCTATTCCGCCTGCTGAAACGATTACCGAAGTATCGGTGGCGTGGGCCACATGGATAGCGGACTTGGATGATCGGATGACAGGGGCGTGCAGATAGCGCGCTACCGTGCTATATGTTGAAAAAGTGAAAGGCTGCGCATATGGCGACGACGACGAATTACACTTGGGAATTGCCTACGGTTGGCGGCGATGAAGACGCTTGGGGCACAAAACTCAACAGCAACTGGACGGCACTGGACACGCTGTTAGGTGGCGTTAATGCAACTGAGTTTGCGATTCTCGATGGCGCGACTGTTACCACGGCGGAACTTAATCTGCTGGACGGTGTGACTTGGACGCTGACCGACTACAACGCCCTGACGGCCACGGCCACGGAACTGAACCTGCTCGACGGCCTGACGGCTGTTTCCGGCGCTGATTTAACGATTATCACCGGCACATCAGGAGCGGATGGGAACCTCGCGCAGTGGAACGCTGATGGCGATCTCGTGGATTATGGCGCGGCCACGCAGTCTCAGGCAACGTGGGAAACCGGGACCGACACGACAGAGAGCCTTGTGTCGCCTGCCAAGATGAAGGCGGCGATTGATGCGTTGGCTGTTGTTTCGGACTCTCTAACGTCTGACGGATACGTCGAGTTATCAAACGGCTTGATTGTCCAATGGGGTACGATTGCGGGGGACGGAGCAGCTGGCTCATTTGTGTCCGCAACTTTTCCAATGACATTCCCGACCGCGTGCTTCACAGTCTTGGCTGGTCAAATCGGCACTAGAGCCGATCAGTACGTACCATCTGTCAAAAACATAACCACTAGCGGGTGTGAAATATCTCACAACACAAGCGGTTATGATCAGACATACATTGCCATTGGTTACTAATGACCTACGTGCCCATCAAAATCCCCCCAGGCTTCTACCGCAACGGCACAGACCTTGAGGGTGCTGGCCGCTGGCGGGACGGCAGCTTAGTGCGGTGGAAGGAAGGCAGCCTGCGCCCGATTGGCGGCTGGCGGGATCGTGTGGCTTCTGCTTACGCGGCAGCGCCGCGTGGCATGCAGGTGTGGGAAGACAACAGCAACAGCCGGTGGATTGCTGCGGGGACGTATAACAAGCTTTACGTCATGGCGTCGGGTGCCAGCGCATCGGGTGATGTATATGACATCACGCCTGCCGGTTTTACAGCAGGTCTTGAAGACGCGGCGGTTAATACTGGTTACGGGGGCGGTTTTTACGGGACCAGCTTTTATGGCACCGCACGCCCTGACACGGGGAACTTTTCCGAGGCCACCACTTGGCAGACCGACACATGGGGGCAATATCTCGTTGCCTGTAGCGTGTCGGACGGCAATCTGTACGAGTGGCAATTGAACACCGGAACGCCCGCTGCGACCATTTCTGGTGCGCCCACAAGTTGCCTCGGGTTAATGGTGACCGGAGAGCGGTTTTTGTTTGCCCTTGGCGCTGGCGGCGATCCGCGCAAGGTGTCTTGGTCGGATCAGGAGGACAACACTACTTGGACGGCGGCGGCGACAAACCAAGCCGGTAGTCAAATCCTGCAAACGTCGGGCCGCGTCATGGCTGGTGTTCGCACGATTGGTCAATCTCTTATCCTAACGGACACTGATGCGCACAGGGCGGTATATGTTGGGCCGCCTTTCGTGTATAACTTTGAGGTCGTCGGCTCGTCTTGTGGCCTAGTGGCGCGAAAGGCTGTCGCCTCAACTGATGCGGGCGTGTTCTGGATGGGTCAAAACGGCTTTTTCCGCTTTGACGGGCAGACTGTGCAGGAGTTGCCTTGCCAGGTTAGTGATGCTGTTTTCTTGGACATTAACCTTGCCCAGATCAGCAAGACATGGGCCGTGGCAAACGGTCAAAACGGTGAAGTGTGGTGGCTTTATTGCTCATCGTCTGCCACGGAGATCGATAGTTATGTGGCATATGATTACAAGGAAAACCACTGGCTGTTGGGCAAGCTGTCTCGCACCTGCGGGGTAGATCGCGGTGTTTTCAGGACGCCGATCTACGCTGACGACGGTGGCGACGTTTATGACCATGAAACCGGCTTTAACTATGGTGGGGCAGAGGTCTACGCGGAAAGTGGACCTGCCAGCATCGGCAACGGCGACCGGCTAGTAAACGTGCACAAGCTAATCCCTGACGAGGCAACTCAGGGTGAGGTGACGGTGACGTTCAAAACGCGGCTCTATCCAAACTCACCAGAAAGCACGTTTGGGCCTTATACCATGGCCAATCCGACCAGCGTTCGGTTCACTGGTCGCCAAGCCAGAATGCGCGTCACGGGCAACACCCTAAGCGCTTGGCGGTTTGGCGTCCCCCGCGTTGATGTAACTGAGGCTGGCAGGCGATGAACCTACCGCAGCCAACAGGTTCAGACTGGAAAGCATGGGCGTCTCAGCTTTTGAGGCAGCTAGGCCGCCAGCTTGTGCAGCTTGTCTACAAGCAGTCGTCTGACAGCGCGGCTCAAAATGGCGTTCTGCTTTGGGATGACGTAAATGGCTATCCGGTCGTAAGCAAGAACGGCGAATGGCGACAGGTCGTCTTGGAAGACGGGGACGCGCAGCTTTACATAGATGCTGACGTGACTGCTGCGGCTGTCGATACTGCATACGCTTTGACCTATACGGTCGCTTCGGCAAACGGGATCAGTTTGGGCACACCGGCATCGCGCATCGTGTTCGAAGAGGCTGGTGTCTACATGGTCAGTTTTTCCGCACAGATCGCGTCAACGTCTTCGTCGACTGTCGAGTTTTACTTCTGGCCCCGTCTCAACGGTGTTGATATTGGCGGCTCGACCATGAAAAACGCTCTGCATCAGAACGACGCAACGATTGTGGTGAGCCGCTCGTCAATCTTTACTGTGTCCGCTGGAGATTACCTTGAGGCGTATTGGGCTGTTGACAGCACAAGCGGCAAGCTGGCTGCCTATGCGGCCACCGCCTTTTCGCCTGCCACGCCTGCCAGTACGATTGCGATCACAAGGATCAGCGGATGATTGGGGTCAAACTGGTACCAAAGGATCGCGTGGAAATGGTGTGGCCTGCCGTGTCTGACGTTGTGGCCTTATCACAGGCAAGAGTATCTGATAATATAGGGTTAGACGATCTTCGTGGCGATCTGATCAGAGGCGGACAGCAACTCTGGTTGGTCACGAAAGAGGACAAGCTGACGGCGGTCATCATAACGATGATTTTACAGCATCCTCGGCGTCGGATTTTTCGCATAGCGCACATTGCAGGGATCAACGCAAAGGATTGGCTGCACGACGCGCTGGCGGTGATGAAAGACGCGGCTGGCAAAATAGGCTGCGAGGCAATCGAGGCAGAAGGGCGGCCCGGATGGGCCAAACACGCCAAGAAGATGAACTTTCGAGAGACGCACCGCGTCTATGAGATGGAGTTAAAACATGGGTAGCGGGCGCTCGACTCAAACCACCACGGCGACTGTGCCGCAGTTTCTGGAAGATTATTACACGCAATCCGTGTTCCCTGCGGCCACTGCCATCGGAGAAACTCCGTTCACGCCATACGAAGACCAGATGGTCGCGGGCGTTTCGGATATTTCGATGGGCGCGCAGCCGTATTTTGAGCAGATCGGCGCGATTAGCGGCATGACGCCCGCAGATTACCAAGCCATGAACGAGGCCAACCTGTCCGGTTACACAGCCAACGTGCTGGACCCGGCACTGGCGCGAATGGCCCGCGAGCGTGAAATTGCACAAACGCAAGAGATGGCTGACATCACGCGAGCGGGTGCCTTTGGCAATGAGCGGCGCGGCGTTTACGAAGCCGAACGGCAAGCGTCTTATGAACTTGGTCGGGATCAGATGATCGCTGATCTTATGCGCCAAGGTTACAACGAGGCGCAAGCCGCGAGCATGGCTCAACTTCAAATGGGCCAAGGTGCGGCGGGTCAAGCTGCGCAAGGTCTGTTTCAACTTGGCGGCCTGCAACAGACCACAGAACAAGCGGCGCTCGAAGCTGCTTACAACGAGTTTATTCGCCAGCAAAACTACCCGCTCCAGCAACTTGGCGCGATGGTTGGTGCCGGGAATCTTGGGTCCGGGCTTGTCGGTCAAAGCACGACGCAAAGCAGCCGCCCAGGGTTTGCGCAAATTCTTGGTGGTGTCGGTGCGGTGGGGCAGGCCTTGTCGATGTTCTCTGATCGCCGCCTAAAGGACAACATCACGCTCGTTGCTGACGTGGCGGGCATCAAGTTCTACCGCTGGACGTGGAACGATGAAGCCAAGCGAGTCGGGGCTGACAGCGGAAAGCCCTTTGGTGTCATTGCTCAAGAACTGCAAGAAGTTTACCCGGAGTTTGTCCACGAGGGCGAAGACGGGTATCTGCGCGTTGATTATGACGGTCTTGAGGGCAAGCTTGGGGATGCGGCCTAATGAGCGCGGCTCGGAATGAATGGAGATACGGCGATGACTATGGACCCCAACGCGCCCCAAGCAGGCGGTTTTATGGGCGGCATGCAAAACACTCTTGGTGGGATCGGTGACGCCATCAGCGGATGGTTCCAGCCGTGGCGCGATGCGCCCCTAACCGGCGGCGCAGAAGACCCGTTTAGCAACCTGTCCAGGCAGCAGCGCATGATGCTTGGTTTTGCCGCCCTGCGGGACGCTGGGGCGGCCCTGCAAGGCCAAGAAAGCGGTTACTTTAGCGATGCGCTTGGTGTCTTCGATCAGGGGCGGGAACGCGAACGGTTGCGCAGGCAGGGGGGTTTGCAAAACCTCGCGGCGTTGCAGCAGGCGCGCGCCTATGCGGCATTCTCTGGTGATCAGCAGGCATTGAGCGCGTTTGACGCGGCGCTCGCTGATGTTTACGCCCAACTTGGTGTTGGAGGTGCTCCTAGCGCAGCATCTGGGGCGGCCCCCGGCGCGCCTGGCGTTGCCCCCACCACGGCAGCACCAACCGCCGCGCCGGCTGGGGGCACTGGTGCTCAGCCTCCGCAGACCACGC